TAGTAGATGACGTTATGTCCCATTTTCACGGCATGTGCTGCAATAGCTACCATCATCCAGGACTTACCACCGCCTGGATTACCAAAGACGATTGAGAGGTCTCCAGGACCCCATCCGCCTTGTATCATTTTATTTATTGACGGCCAAGGTGTTGGTATTGTTGGCCGATAGTCTTCTCTGTATCTTGTTTCCAAATCCTTATTATATTCATGTCCTATATCTTTATCCATGCCTGCTCTTAAGGCATGCTCAATCTTGCCTCTGATGCTTTCGAAGTCACCGGACTTCATAAGATCTGCGCTTTCTAGTAAAGCAGCTTTCAACTCTTGATTCTTACAGAAATTGGTAAATTCCTCTTGTATGTATTCTAAATCAGCTTGAGAAGCTTCATAAGAATTACGTAGTTCCTGCTTTACAGCAGTCATAAGTACTTCATTCTCAATTTTTTTTAACTCTACCTTAAGTACCTCCATGGTAACGTTGGTGTGGTACTTGTCAAAATAACTAATAATAGTCTCTATAATCCATTTATGGGAATCAGCATCAAAATAGTCCGGTCTGATCATATCTCTGATATTCAGAATGAACTTTTTATCTGTTAATAGAGAACCTAAAACCTTTATTTGGAACGGCTTACCGTAATGTGTTAATTTTTCTAATGCTGCCATTTATAACTTTTATTGTGAAATTGTGAGAGGTCGAAATATTTCAAGCCACGATTCTGTGTTCTTTGTTATTCCTCCCTCAATTGCGTCTTTATCTAAGTAGTACAGAAAGGTTCCCGTATTAAGTCCTGGGGTTTCTCCTTTCATTACATCCATGATATGAGTTTTTTCGTTCTCATCCAACTGCGTTTCTTCTAGATTCATTATTGTGTAATTTGTCTCTACAAGATTCCAGTCATGCACCATACGAGCGAATATTTTCTTAGTTTCTAATTTTTCTTCTGCTCGATTGTATATAAAGTCTAAATCTATTTTTTCAGAAGTAGTAAGTTCTGGGTATTCTTTTATAAGAGTTTTTATACCTAAACCTTTTATTCCTCTTAAATTATCAGAGTTATCTCCTAGTAACGCCTTAGTAAGTAAGTAGTTAGTAGGGTGAACGCTTATCTCTTCTAGTATATTTTCATGAGTAATCGTACGTTTTTTTATAGGAACGTAAACTTCTATATTAGGTTTAACGATTTGTAAGAAATCTTTATCAGAAGATACAATAGTTGCCTTTCTACCAGTACCTGCCAAACCTTGAGCTATGAAAGAGATAATATCATCTGCTTCTACTTTTTCTATAGATACTATACTAACCGGTAGGCAGTCCAGGTAGTCAAATAGTCTTCCCATTTGAGCTGCCATCGATTCTCTTTCTTCTTCTCTAGAGTCATACATACCCCAATGAGTTACTTTTAAGTTATCACGATTGGCTTTATAGTTTGGATCCATATTCCGTCTGTTGGTAGACCCGCCTTTGCCATCGAAAACACAAATAACCCTTGTAGGTTCTATTGTCCTTACAAGAAATCCTAACGACTTCATAAAACCAATAAGGCCACCGATGTGATGGCCTTTTGGATTCATAGCTTTTACCATTGAAAAGCTTCGGATAAATGTGTTCATCGAGTCAACAATGAGCACATGGTCGTTTCTCTTTCTTGGAGGTTTTTTCTCTAATTTATTTAATAAGTCTTGGATATCTCCCATTAAATGTCCATATCTTCTTCGAGGTCACCTTCTTCGATTAAGTCGAAATCGACTGAACCTAAAAGGCTTAACCAGTGGTCTTTATGTTCATCCTTGTACTTATCTATAGCTCGTTTTTCATCCGGTATAAAACCATGCTGGGTCATTACAATTCGACCTTTAGTAGTTACTCCGGAGATATGATTCTTCTCTACTTGTACGTTAGTACGTTTGGCAAACTCTACCTGCTTACCAGCTTTTACTGCTCGTATTTTACTGGTACCGGGATTGGTTATATTACCGAACGTTACTACCATAGTAGCATCATACCACATAGACATACCACCTTTATTCTGTAGCTTGGGAGATCCCATCATAGATTCAGGTTTCATAGTCCATACTTTATTGATAGCTACTAAAGTATTTGTGTACTTGGAACTTTCTTTTCTAGATAAGAGTATTTTCTGATTTAGGTTATTACCGAACTGTGTGGACATAGCACCGGCATTCCATTCATTATTATTCTTATTAGAACGTACGGATAATTCACAAGGTACTGAGCCTATACTATCCCAAAAGAAGCATATATCGTAAGGTAGATTACCTTTCTCTTGCTCGTTCATTAAGTCACTAATAAAGACGGCTACGTCTTCTATAGTATTTAATGTACCTCTATCAGAATAGATAAAGAAACCATCGTAATCAACGATTTCTCCAGTGGTCTCGTCTGTTACCTCGTTAAATTGTAGTCCCATTTCACGGGCATGTTCCCAGGACCATTTCATCTCCGTTATAATAAACACAGGAAGTATATTCATCTTCTGTGCATTAACAGCTGCTTCTATTAACGCAGTTGTTTTACCGGTATCCGAATGTCCTCGTAGTAGTGTTATGTGTCCGGTTGGTATACCGGGTACAGAAGTAATGTCTTGAAAAGCTTTCGAGAGTGGTATCCATCCTTGCTCCTTGAATTTAACAGAAGCAGAGGATAGACCTTTCTTATCTTTAAACTTTCCTAGACTAAAATTACTCTGTACGGCTTGCTTTGCTTTGCTTGCTGTACTTTTTTTAGCCATATTAATCGTCTAGGTCATCAAATAAATCGTCGTACTTATCTACAGCAGACTTTTTACCTTCAGATGCAGTTTCTAATGTAAACGTAGATTGAGTTGGTGCAGCTGGAGTAGAAGTTGTTTCCTCTTCTCCTTCATCTGTAGAACCAGGTTCTATAAACTCAAGTAATTGCTTCTTAATAAAGTTATAATCGTACTGAGTATAAACTTCGGAAGGATTAGGTTGAGTCTTTAACCACGATTCTACTAAATCGTTATTGTCTGATAACGGAGTCATTTTAGGTACAATACGTACAGAAGTTTCGTTATAAGGGTTACCTTGACGTACTTCTACGTTCATATCAAAACCGTTTACCGGGTCTGTATAGTCTCCAATATCCTCATCTTCTGCCATAGAAAGCAGAGCCTTAAAGATAGTTTGACTAAAGCCCCATATACGTACTCCCATATCTTCCTCACCACGTACAACTACGGGTGCAAAGAAACGAGAACGAGGAGTTAACTTACCAGCTAATGACCAATTATCTCGATCGTTAGTTTTTTTCAACTCTGCCACAAACTCTTCAACAGGATCTTGTTTACCAAAGTTTGACAAAGCTAGCATCGGGTATTTACCTACATTATAGTGAAACTTTAATTCACTAAAAGGCATAGCAGGATCGTACGCAGAAGGTACGATTCTAATTTTGCTTTTACCCATCGGGGGTCTCCAGAAGACTTTTTCGTAGTCTACCTTTTCTCTGTTATTGCCCGACTTAGACTCCATTTCTTGTAGTCGGGACTTGATAGCATTTAAATCCATCTATATAACTAATTTTAGGTTTATAACTTATTTATTAGACAATATAAGAAGTAAATTAATCTACTTCAACTATATTATGTAATTTTGTTCTCAAAATCTGTAATTTATTTTCTTTTGTTAACAGAACTGTGTTCTTATAGTCTTCCCAAGGGATCATATAAGACTTATCAAGTACTCCGTCATTCAGCTCCATAATAAGCTGATTTAACGCGTTGATAGTATAAAGGGTATTAGTTTGTTTCTTACGATGTACTAGTATAGTATTATCTAGAAAATCTCCAATATTATTGAAGTCAACGTTATAGGTACAAATAAATTCATCCTGGTCCTGGCACTCAAGTACAAATATCTTATTATATAGAACTATGTAATTTGATTTAATTTTCTCTAGTAGGGTGTCAAGTTCCTCTCTGGCAGTAAATGTACAGAAGAGTTTGTTGCTCATGTCAATGTTAAAGCTAAGGTCGTCAAAGTCGTAATCGAACGAGTTTAAAATTTCTTGTGTATCCATTATAAATATATGAAAAGTCTTATAAAATTAGGTTGTTGCTCAACTTATAGTGAACAGGGAACTTGTTTCCGCTACTCATTATGTTTTTTAGATCAGTAAGTAGGTCTTCTCCGTCCCTCTCGTCATAATCAAAAAGTATAGCATCATATGTGTAAAGTGCGATACTAGTGTATTTATCCGATAAAAACTTTAATACTTCTTTTAATATAAGAACATTATTAGAAGTTTCCAAATTCTGCATAATATAGTTCATAAGTTTTTGTGGATTCATATCTTTTAACTCTTCACTATACTTTCTACCTGATATCGGACATCGGACATAACCTATACCTTTAAACTCAGACCACTTACGGTCTATATACTTTTGTACTTTTTGGAATACTTCTAAGTCTTTATACTTAGCAGGTATCTTTCCGTATATAGCCTGAAAGTTCATTTGTTTGGCTTCCTTATACTCTTCGTCTGTAATTTCGTCTTTACCAAAGTATAGACGGGCTAACTGCTTATGTGCACTCTCTTCTGTAAGTTCGTATCCTATCTCATTACAGAGTAAACGTAAATGATAACCATCGAAGTCAAACTCTACGAATTTATCGTTTCTGGGGATAATAGCTTTTCTATATTCGTCTTTATGAGGGATAGCAGCAAAATTGACGCTATTAAATGCATTGGTGGGCCGAGTAGTACTGTTATAGAGGTTGTAATAAGTAAACGCGATATTTTCCGAGACATTATAATCAGGGTTATTAGGTTTAAAGAGGTCTACAAAAGGCTGATAAATGGTTTGGAGACCGGACTGTTCTATTAAGTAGAATACTTTAGTGGCTATGTTATTGTAGAAGTTAAACGATTCGTCTTTTTCAAACTTCATAAACGGTCTTAAGCTCGTATAATTATTTTCACACTTCTCATAGAGCTTGGTTAATGGAATCATTTTATTTACTTCCGGGTGATCGGAGTACTTATTGTAGTAAAAGCTAAAAGTTTTAGGAGGACTCGGCAGTTCTATTCGTTCATACTTTTCTAACGCTACTAAGAGCTGTATATCGGTGAGATTTGGTAAGACAAAGTGATAGAGAAACTCTTTCTTGTCCCACACATATAGTTCGGTAAATTTAGATAGAACCTGTTTAACTATATCTCTCTCTATTCCGAGTCCGTCGGGGTGCGAAATAGGGAGAATGTAACCTTGACCCACCTCCATAATGTAGATGAAGACGGCAAGAGTATCAGTAAGGTTAGGATGATAGTTATAATTCCCAGGAATGACTTCAACATAGGCTGTCCCATTTCTTAATTCTAATAACTTCTTAAGCTGGTCTTTCGACTCGACTATATAAAACATTTATTAATTATAACCTTTACTCTTTCTCTTAAGATAAGAATAATTTTTTACCGGACAAACTCTGATGTGTCAGAAAAGAATCTTTTTATACCTGGATAGTTTTTTTCAAGTTTATCTACGGTTTCTTTATTCTTGGTAGAAGTACCTTTGTAACTTATACCGTTGTATTTTCCATCTTCTATAGGACCTAAAAGCAACCAAGTAAGTTGACCGGGATTGATATACTTTAACTTACTCTTTTCCAGCCACTGTTCTTGGTTCATTTCAGTAATCTTTTTACTTCTTTTATCCTGTGTGAAGTATCTAATATAAGAACCGTTTTTATAATCATCAACTGTAGGACCGTAGTAGTCGTTATAAGGACGATCTATTCCAGTACTGTCTTCTTTTTCTATAGGTCTTAGTCTTCTTTTTTGTCCTAAGAGATTACTCCCTTCAAAGACTGCGCCGCTTGCGGTTTCGATTATACTGCCGTTAAAAATAGAGCCATCTCCTCTAATATAACTACCTCCGTAGACTGTTTTGATTTTATATTTATTCTTCGGTATATACATTAATACTCCCCTAATGTTGTATCTCTCTTTATCTCTTTGAGTTCATCATTACTAAGTGTATTACGGTGAGGTTTAAAAGGAATAGCAGAGATGGTAGTAAGCCACTTATTATTTTGTATACTATGTTCTACTCCTCTTATAATATACGAATAAGAACTATATTCATCAGGTAAGAGTGGAAAAGTATTTGATAAGGTACCAATAGAAAAACATTGTCCAATTTTGAAACCGCTAATTCCGTCAATAGTAAATTGTAGATTAATAGGTATTAACCCATTTAATGGAGTGTTAGATTTAGCTTGAGAACCGTAGAAAGCAGCATTTGTTCTTGTTTTAAATTCAGATCTTAAGGAATTTATAAGTTGTTTACTTTTTTTATCAAAAATTCTTTGCGAAACATAACGGTCCCCTAGTTTTACTGAGCCTACCCATGTAAAATTATTAAGTTTAAAGAATATTCCTTCGCCTTGCTTTCCAAATGTAGAAAGAAATGCCTCTCTTTTTTCGTCATAATTCGTAGGAACTATACCATTTTCTTCAATAGGTGTCGAGGATCTGGAAGGGGAAAACCGGTCCCTTAAGCCAGTATTCCATTCTAAAAGGCCCTTATTTACCTGTA